TATGTTTTCTGGTAAGACATCCGAACTCATACGCAGACTTAAACGATACAGTGTACTCGACAAAAAAATCATAGTCATCAATTCGTCGAGAGATACGCGGTCATCTCACGATGTATTAAAAACACATGATAATGTAAATTTTCCGTGCATCAAAGTTGAAAATATATCTCATTGTTTCATACACCCTGAATTTTGCGAAGCCGATGTGGTGGCGATAGATGAAGCTCAATTTTTCAAAAACCTGAAAGATTTTATATGTACGTGTTTATTTCTTAAAAAAACTGTCATCATCGCTGGTTTAGATGGTGATTATAAGCAACAAAAATTCGGGGAGATAATCGACTGTATTCCCATCGCGTGCGAAGTCGTAAAATTATCGGCGTTGTGTATGGATTGCAAAGACGGTACACCCGGACCATTTACAAAACGAATATGTCGTTCTGATTCATTAGAACTCATCGGTGGTGACGAATCATATAAGGCTGTTTGTAGAGAACACCTCACGCGAATGGAATGACAAAGTTTTAAAATGCAATCAAATATTTGAATTTTAAAATTTTGATAGAATGAAATTAATAGACGAGAAGTTTAGTTGGAGAACGCCAAACCACCCATACCGGATTGGATGCGGAGGACGTTGTAGTTCGTCGCGAAGAGATGCATCGTGTTGACAGCCGTCGCGGTTGGTTTGATGGTAACAGCGACCTGGGCGTTGTCAATACGCGAAAAGTTGCATGTACCGGTCGGTTGGTGTTCTTCCGGCTTGAGGGCGAAAGAGTACGAGTACACACCTGGGTACGGGCAACCGGTGTGGTGAGACATCGCTTGCACTTGGTTGAAATATTTACCGGGTTGTTCCTTGAATCGGTCTTGGCCGTTGAGGACAAGCTTGAACTTGTCGAGCGGACCAACAGCCGCGGTCGTGCTGGCGGGACCTTCTTCAACCCATCGAGCAGCGGAGGTGGCATCGATGAGCGGAGCGCCTGTACCTTGGGTGATCGTGGCATCCTTACCACGAGCGTTGGACTCGAGGACCACGGAAGCAGCGTTTGTGTTGGACGTGAAGTTCCAGAGAGCGGCATTGGACGAGCCACCTTCAGAGAAGCACCAGACCAATTCCTTGATCGGGTGGTTGAAGGACAATCGCACTTGCTTCGTGGAAGTGGACGAGACGGAATCAGCACCCGTGTGCTGAACTTGTTCGATGAGGTATTCATGACCCTTTTGCGCGAATCGGCGGCGTTCTTCTGTGTCGAGGTAGACGTAGTTGCCCCAAACCTTGAAGCTGCCATCGGTGTAATGGGTGAATTCGCTCGAGAGATCGAAGTCGAGGCGGACTTCGTGGTATTGGAGGGCAATGAGCGGCAAGTAAAGACCCGGGTTGCGGTTGAAGAAGAAGACCAATGGGAGGAACACGTCATTATTAGACGCCGTCGTCATCTTCGCGTAGTTCGCCTTCTTGGTTTCGTCCAAGTACAACTCGGAGTACAGACGCCACCAGCGCTGGTAGTGCTTATCGATGCGTTGACCACCGATGCTGAGTTCCACATCCTTGACAGCGCGTTCGGCGACCCAGTTGCAATCGAGAGCGGCGCCTGTCTTAGACGACAAAGTCTTGGACACCAAATGAACATACATTTCCCCGATCAAGTCACCGTTACGCGCGATGGTGACCGAGACGCGACCGTTGTCAGTGGGCGTACCGTTGACGGTTTGTTCGATGTTTTCCATCGCGAAGTTAGTGTGACGCTTGTAGACAGCTTGGAAGAAAGTAACCTTGGGGTTACCCGTCAAATAGACGTCTTGAGCGCCATAAGCTACGAGTTGCATGAGGCCACCAGCCATTGTGAGTTTTTGTACTATATAGCAAGATTTTTTTTTCGGCTGAAATCGCAACGTTGCGAAAAATTTTTAACAGTCTTTTCTCTGATTACATTAAAATGTCAACATCCCCTGAAATTATTGAGACCATCGACGAAATTGATGAAGATGAAAATGAAATGTATGATGAGGATTTCCAGGTGGATGAAAATATGTCCGAATATGAATCGGAGATTCCGGATGTATTCGAAGAGCCACTTCAGCTCGATGAACTCCTGACATCCGTGTTGGCCACTCCTGATGGGGATACCGTGTGCTCTGCTCTGATGAACATCGGTCATCAACTCGAAGTACAAAATAAAATTCTTATAAAACTTTTGACAGCTGTCAGCAAAAAATAAACTTAGAAAAATAAGTTGTAATAATTATAGACCGAGTATGAACACGCATTACATAGATAAAAATCCTAACGTATCTGACTCTGAAATTGAAAAGCTTAAAAATCAGATTCAGACAATCGATCAGGAACAAGTTTTGCGTATTCTGCTCCTTTTAGAACATAAATGGACACTATCTAAAACTGACTGTGATCCCAGAGATATCGTACGTCTTGGATACGACCAATTTTTTGATCCATCGGAGCTCGAACAAGATGGGTTTCCTAGGCGTATAGAACTGAACACAGTGAATGGAAAATTACAACGAGAGACGAAGTTTTTGAAAAGTTTGGGAAGTCGCGTAAAAAGTCTTAATTTAAGCGAATACCAAACCGACGAAGATGATCTATCCGTTGGAGAACGCATATGTCGATTAATAAAACAAATAAACGAAGCATTCAAGAATATTCGGCTACACTTAAATGCACAAGAACGCATTTTACATCCCCGACAATTACCTGAAAAATTTGATGCCGACCCCGAGTACTTTGATGCGACGCCCATGGATGAAGCAAAACTTGGTGAGATGTCACCATATCAACGAGCGATCGTTGCTGTACTGGATGAAACATCCAAAAAGAACATGAGACGATACAAAGGTAAGTGTTGCGTCCAACGAGTTTCGGGTGGGCATTATACTAGAGCATGGGTCCCCACGCACACTATTCAAGAGTTTGTTTATGAATTAGCTGAAAAGGAAGTTAATTTCGAAGTGTGGAAGGATCTAACTTCGCGTGGAACCGCATTTCGAGATGTCATCAATCATTTGACAAACTGTGTTGATAGTGATTTTCCTGAAATTAAAAAGACTAGACACATGTGGTCGTTTAGAAACGGAGTTTTCATTGCAAAGGAATGGATTCCGGAGAGGGGTGTATATGATTGTCATTTCTATCCATTCGAAAGTAAACAATTTACATGTCTTGATCCAACCCTCGTGAGTTGTAAGTATTTTGACCAACAATTCGACGATTATTCTCACGTGAACGACTGGTGGGACATTCCAACACCACACATGCAGTCAATTCTCGATTATCAAAAATTCGATCAAGAAGTTTGTCGATGGGTCTATGTCATGGGTGGGCGGTTGTGTTTTGAAGTTGGAGATATGGATGGATGGCAGGTTATCCCATTTTTCAAAGGGATCGCCAGGTCCGGTAAGTCTACGATAATCACAAAGGTATTCAAAAAGTTTTATGAAAATGAAGACGTTTCGACTCTCGGTAATAATGTAGAGCGTAAATTCGGTCTTTCGGCTATCTGCGATGCGCTCATGTTTATCGCCCCTGAGGTAAAGGGTGATCTCGCACTCGAACAGGCGGAATTCCAATCGATTGTATCGGGTGAAGATGTGAGTGTTGCCGTAAAACACGAAAAAGCTCGGTCAATTGAATGGAAAACGCCTGGTGTTCTCGGGGGAAATGAAGTCCCTGGTTGGAAAGACAACTCCGGTTCGGTGCTTCGACGCGTACTCGCTTGGAACTTTACGAAACAAGTCAAAGACGCCGATCCACAACTCGATCAAAAACTAAACGAAGAGATTCCTGCAATTCTGTATAAGTGTGTGCGGGCTTATTTAGACTACGCACAAAAATACAAAAACAAAGATGTGTGGAATGTCGTTCCGGATTACTTTAAGAAAATCCAACGCCAAGTCGCCATGGTTGCGAGTACGTTACATAACTTCTTGGAGTCTACGAACATCGTGTATGGAAAAGATTTATATGTGCCTCAAAAATTGTTTGTGCAGTTGTTTAATCAACATTGCCAGGCAAATAACCTTGGAAGACCGAAGTTCAATCCAGATTTTTATGCCGGTCCATTCAGTTCGCGTGATATTGAAGTGAGAGAGGAACCTATAACTTACAAAGATCGAGTATACCCTAAACAGCCGGTAATCTTTGGTTTAGATATCGTCGAAGAAAATCTAGGATTTATGGACGATTTTTAAAAAAAATAATACTAAAGATTAAGATGAGCTCCAAGATTAAAGAGTTCTTGGAAAAATCGAACGTGGAGATTCAGACCACATCATCACCTAATTCAATGAGTAGTACATCTACAAATAATAACCTGGTTAGGGAAATCGAAGCCGAAATGGGGTTTCCACCTCGTCTTGAAAAAAATATAATGAACAATACAGACTATGGTGAATTCGCTAACCACGTTCAAGTTTCAAATGACAACTTAAACAATATAGTGGCCGGTGCATTTTCACCGCCACCCACTACTTTTAAGGTGAGTAAACTGAATCCGAGTATGTTCAACGCGAATGTTAATATGAATTTTAATGCGGGTGTTCGCATAAATCTTAAAAAAATCCTCCTAAAAACACCTCTTCAAAAAACGTCAATTGGTGAAGGTTTATATATCGATACCAAAGAAATTAATGGTATATATGGCAGATTTACGACTGGATTTTCACATACGCGCGAATACGGTAAAAAGGGTAATATTAACTTAAATTTTTCAACTGTTCAGTTGAAGCTTAGTATAACAAACGGCGTAGAAACAAAAGGAGCTACTTTTAATTTTTATAAAAACGGAAAGATACGTTTTTCTAGTGGATTCGTAGGAACGAATATCTCAAATCAACCCGAACTCATAAGACGCTTTATCGTGAATAACTATAGTGAACGCGAGCCATTTTTATACAATCCCATTGAATACAACAATCTTAGCGCGCAATTTAGAGTAAACGGTATTTTTAAAGACATGACCGCGCTTCCGTTAAAATTAATGAAACGCTACGGTGCATCGTATGCCGAATATAACGAGCGTTCTCCATTCATGTATGTCACGTATGGTGGACACAAGTACATACTGGCAAAGAGTGGGAATATACAGATATCTGGAGCGTCAACACCGACGACCATGACAATCGCATATGCTTCTGGATCAGCTCTCATGAAATTAATGTATGAAAATGGTGATATCACACTCACATCATCGGTTCCTGATAGACTTGTGAGAGGTAAACCTTCAAAGAAACGTCGAACGGTATTATCAAAAAAACAAACAGCCGCCATCAAGATTGATAAAATGAAATGTATGCGAATGCCCAAATCAGAACTAATTGATCTCGCTAAGAAGATGGGTGTAGTCGGCATAACATCTTCAACTAAAAAGGAAGAAATATGTGAAAAGATCAAACAGTTATCGGGTGTTAAGAGTGCTTCGTTTAGAAATACAACAAAAAACAAGAACGTTGCGATGACGGGTTCTGGGAATAGCTTCAGAATTGGAAAAGGTGCGTGCACTGGATACAGTAAGACTGAATTATTGCGCGTGGCGCGTATTCTTAAAATCAAATTAGATGAAAAAGAGACGAAAATGTCCCTATGTAAAAAAATCGAAATTGCGAGAAATGCGATGATCGCTCCTAAACCAAAACCAAAACCAAAGACACCTCCAACCCGTAAGGAAAAGGCTACACAAAAACAAAAGGAGAAGGTACAAGAAGTATATAAGAAGAGAGGTCTCGATGACAACACAATTCGTCGGGATATTGTGGAACTCTACGGTAAGCGGTGGATGTCGCGTTACAAGAATGTAATGCCTTCATTCAATAATGATGTCCAGGAGATGAAGACGCGACTCAATGGTTTGAAGAATGTAAATAAGAGGGGTATCCCTTTCAAAAAGGATGTCGATGCGATGAAGAAAAGAATGGTGAATAAATGGAAAGCCAATAGACAACAAAATCTTGAAAAGATGGTCATAGCTCGGCAGATAAATGTTAATGGTATACCAGAAAGATTGAAAAATAACTTTAGACGGGCTGCGACAAATTACATAATGACGAGAGGTCCAACCAAAAAACAATTTTCACAATACAAGAAAACATGGGTCAATCTAAGAACAAAATAATATCGGTGTATGATAGAATGGCTGTGTTGGGTATAGCGACATCATACTTCGTGGGCCTGTTTATATTACTCGTATTCACGTGTATAGTATTATTATATACGTGTACAGGTGGTAGTTTTCTTATGGCTAATTTTGACACAAAAAAGTGTTTCAGGTTTGCAGATTATGAAAAACTAAAAAAGACAAAAGAATATGTATATCGATCGATAAATGGTAACTATGATTTCCCCCAAGAATGGGGAGATCCACCGACTACATCGGTTGAGGAAGAAATTGTATTTTTACCGTATGGTTATGGTTACGGTCCAAAAACGTTGTACGATTGGATTATTAGTAAAGCTACATCGATATATGGTGAGAAACAAGATGAATTCAATGAACGTTACGAGAATATAATGAACGAATATGAAACTAGATATAAG